AGAAATTAAAAGATCAGGTCGACCAGCTCCAGGAAGAAGAACTCAAGATTTACAAGAGGTTACTCTTTATAGAGGTAAAGACGGTAGTGAGTATGAATTAACAGAGGATCTTGCTACAGGAGATTTAACAGTTACAAAAGATAGACCAGGTGGAGCATATTATGGCGATGATAACGTTTTTGACACAATTGATGATAGAACAATTATGGAATATAAAAAAGGTCAACCAGACGTAGACCCTGATTCTCGAACAGCTTTCACAACTGCTGATGAATACGAAGAAGGTAGAGCGATAGCAAATCGAGATGGAGAGTTTGATGATATTGACGAGGTAGATGATAGAGTTGTTGAAGAAATTTTAGAAGAAATTAAACCATCTAAAATTAAAAGAGCAGGTGGTGGTCTAGCTTACATGCTGGGAGAATAATGAAAATAGCAGAATATAGACAAATGATGGCGTATCTTATGCGCCCTAAATATCAACGTGGTGGATACGTTAGATTAAAAAATGGTGGTTTCACCGGAAAAAAATATGAAAGAATGATAAGAGGGCCACGAGATGAAAAAGGTTTTAGACCTTTACTTAAAACTATTAAAACTCCAGAATATGAAAAATATTTAAAAGAACAAAAAGCTGGACGTAAAGCAGAACAACGTTCTCGTACTTCAGATATTCAAAAGAAAAGAATAAAAGAAAGATTTCCAAATACTAAATTTAATTTTAGAGAATATCCATACAATGGTGTTCCTAGATCCTCACCTGTTTACTCACAAATACAATCTTTTAGATCAACTTCTGTTTTTAAAACTGGTAAAAAAGCAGACCTATCTGCAATTCAAAAAAAAGCAAGTGGTAGAGAATTAACAAAAGATATGAAAAGATATCTTAAACAACGATTTCCCAATATTAAAGATTATGAAAAATTTTATGATCAAGCTGATGTACAAAAAGTAGCTGGTTTTAAAAAAGGTTTACAAACTTTTTTAAGATTAGAAAAAATACCAAACATAGAAAAACTTGGTCCAATGAAATATGGAGATGGGGCTTACAATGAAAAAGTAAAACTATTAGAACAATTTAATAAATTAAAACCAACTCTTAAAACTATGGGTAAGGGAACAGGTAAAACCTCATACACTGAAAAACCTTTTACTTTAGAAGAATGGTTAAAAGCAGGTCCAGAGAGAAGAAAGATTGGAAGATTTTCTAAAGAGGAGTATTTAGAGTACAGAGGAAAAATGGCAAAACAAGCCAAAGGTTTTAAAAAATTAGAAAAGAAAAGATTAACACCTCAACAATATGAAGAAAAATATTTAATACCTGGTCGAGAACAAGCAATAGGAAAACCCAAAGGAAGTATAAGTACAATAGGAAAACCTGGTAGAAGTGTTTTGTTAAGAGATAGTAATGTTCTTTTAAATTACATGACAACTGCTGCTAGAAAGCAAGAAAAATCTGGTAACAAAAAATTTATTGATGTTTTAGAAAAAGGAAAATTTGTAGGAGTAAAAGATGTAGATAGTGGTGTAACTTATTATCATGATCAATACAAAGGAAAATTAGATGATACAAAAAAACTAATAACAAACCACCCTGATTATGAAAACACTAAAAACTTAAAAAAATTTGCAAAACGATTTAAATATTCAATGCCAAATGAAACTATTGGTAGTTATTTTGCAGATTACAAAAGAGTTCCAACTATGGGTGAGTTAGGAAATTTTTTAACACGAGCTGGTATAACTTTACAAGATTCAAAAGAAATGGTTGATAGAAAATTAAAACTAGTTTCAAGATATAGCGATCAAGCTATGAAAACTAATCCACTTCATCTTCATCATACTTTAAATGTAGAAGGAGCTCCAACAAAAGGAATCATGTTAACTCTACAAGACAGAAATGATTTAGCTGGAAAAATTGTAAGAAATTTTAATGAAGGCAGTATTGATAAAACTGAAGCAACTAAACAATTAAAAAAAATTAATACAGCTGCAATTTTGGGAGACGAAGTTGTTGGAGCAAAAACAGATGTTGCACCCGAAAGACAATTAGCATCAGCTACAAAAAGAGTTAATAAAATGTTTTTTGATGCACTTAAACAAAGACCAGACGTAGTTCAATCAATAGCTAAAAAATTTGGTATAGCTGGAAAAGTAACTGCAGCATCACTAGCAGGTTTTTTATCTATCAATGCAATATCGCCTCAAGAAGCGGTTGCTGGAACTGGTTATGAGGAAGAAGTGGATAATATATTACCCAAAATTGCAGTGGGAGCAGGTGCAGGCGCAGCGGCTATTGGAACTAAAACAGGTAGAAATATTTTAAAAAGAGCAGGTAAAACTATTTTTGATAAAGGTATAAGACCTTTAGGAACAAGAGCAGCTGGATCACTACTTGCTGCAGATCAAGTTAGAAGAAACATACAATCAGGAGAAAATGTTGCTGATGCGGTGGTTGATCCTTTGGTTGGTTTAGAATTATCTTTTCCTGGTTTGTTTAAAGAAAATCTTGCAAAGATTACAACAAACCCAACAGCTCAAAGAATTTTAAATCTAGGTAGGTTTGCTAGATTAACAACTCCAGTTGGACTTGGTATCACTGCAGCAGGGTTAGCTGTCGACGTTGGAAAAGCAATTTATAAACGAAAACAATTATTAGACTCCATGACACCAACACAAAAAGATGTTTTTTTAGCTCAAGAGTATGAAGATTTAGGTGGGATAGCTGGAGAGGGAGCAGCGGCAGGTGGTTTAATTGGTAAAAAATCAGGACCACCACCAGAATCAGGACCTACACCACAGGGCTTGGATTATTTAATTAAACGTGGTAGAAGATCGTAGGAGTTTAAATGGCAGATATAGATAAAGGACTTCCTAACACTCGTACCGAGGTCAAAGTTCCGGGCGAGGATGTAGAAGTTAAAGAAGAAATTGTTGAACAGAAACCCGTTGAAGTAACACCCGAAGAAGACGGTGGGGCTACTATCAACTTTGAACCAGGTGCAATTAATATTCCTGGAACAGAAGCACACTTTGATAATTTAGCAGATATTTTACCTGATGATGTTTTAGAACCACTCGGCAACGAGATGAAAACTAATTATCAAGATTATAAAATGTCTAGAAAAGATTGGGAAAAATCTTACACAGATGGTTTAGATCTTTTAGGATTTAAATACGAAAACAGAACAGAACCGTTTCAAGGAGCTTCTGGTGCAACACACCCTGTACTAGCAGAAGCTGTAACACAATTCCAAGCTACAGCTTATAAAGAATTATTACCAGCAGATGGACCAGTTAGAACACAGATACTTGGTAACCCTACACCACAAAAAGAGGCACAAGCAAATCGTGTAAAAGATTTTATGAATTATCAAATTATGGATCAGATGAAAGAATACGAACCAGAGTTTGATTCAATGTTATTTCATTTACCACTAGCAGGTTCTACATTTAAAAAAGTTTACTATGATTCAATGATGGGTAGAGCTGTTTCTAAATTTATTCCTGCAGATGATTTAATTGTACCATACACAGCAAATAGTTTAGATGAAGCAGAGTCTATTATTCATGTTATAAAAATTTCTGAAAATGATTTACGAAAACAACAAGTAGCTGGATTTTATGTAGATATAGATTTAGGTCCACCAGCTATGTCAACAAACGATGATGTTTCTAAAAAAGAAAAAGAATTAGAAGGCACTAAAAAATCTGGAAAACAACAAACAGTATATACTCTTCTTGAATGTCATGTTGATTTAGATTTAGAAGGCTTTGAAGATATTGGTGCAGATGGGGAACCATCTGGTATCAAGCTACCTTATATCGTAACAATCGAAGAAGGTAGTGGAACAGTTCTTTCTATAAGAAGGAACTATGCGCCCAACGATCCAAAAAAACAAAGAGTCCAATATTTTGTCCACTTTAAATTTCTGCCAGGACTAGGATTCTACGGATTTGGATTGATACACATGATTGGCGGATTGAGTAGAACTGCAACGGTCGCTCTCCGCCAATTATTAGATGCAGGAACATTATCTAATTTACCTGCAGGATTTAAACAAAGAGGTGTAAGAGTTAGAGATGAAGCATCACCAATACAACCAGGTGAATTTAAAGATGTAGATGCGCCAGGTGGTAATTTACGTGAGGCTTTCTTTCCTTTACCATACAAAGAACCATCAGCAACATTATTATCTTTAATGGGTATTGTTGTGCAAGCAGGTCAGAGATTTGCTGCAATATCAGAATTACAAACAGGTGAAGGAACACAAAATGCAGCTGTAGGAACAACGATTGCTCTACTTGAAAGAGGATCTAAAGTTATGTCTGCTATTCACAAAAGATTGTATGGTTCTATGAAAAAAGAATTTAAACTATTATCAGCTGTAATCTCAACATATTTACCACCAGAATATCCATATGATGTTGTAGGTGCATCTAGATTAATTAAACAATCAGACTTTGACGCAAGAGTAGATATTCTACCAGTAGCAGATCCAAATATTTTTTCTATGTCACAAAGAATTACACTTGCACAAACTCAATTACAATTAGCTACATCAAATCCACAGATACACAATTTATATTCTGCATACAGAGGTATGTATGAAGCGATTGGTATAAAAAATATTGATCAAGTTCTACCACCACCAAGACCTGTAGCACCCATGGATCCAAGTATGGAGCACATTATGGCTCTTGCAGGTAAACCTTTTCAAGCTTTTCCTGGTCAAGATCATAGAGCACACATAACTGCACACTTAAATTTTATGTCAACAAACATGGTTAGAAATAATCCTGTGGTAATGGCTGCAATACAAAAAAATATTCTTGAACACATAAGTTTAATGGCACAAGAACAAGTACAATTAGAGTTTAGAGAACAATTAGCACAGCTACAATTGTTACAACAACAAGCTCCGGTTAATCCACAATCTGCACAACAACTACAAATGATTACTCAACAGATAGAATCTAGAAAAGCAGTGTTAATTGCAGAGATGACACAAGAATTTATGATGGAAGAGAAGAAAATTACATCACAATTTGATTCTGATCCTCTTTTAAAACTAAAAGCAAGAGAAGTTGACTTACGTGCAATGGAAAATGAACGTAAAAAAGAGGCAGATCAGAAAAAAGCAGAGCTTGATAGAGCAAAACTAATGCAAGCAAGAGACATTGTTGATGAAAAAATGGATCAAAACGAAAAATTAGCTAAATTAAGAGCTGGAGTATCGCTTGCAAAGGCTGATAAACCAGGTATAACTGCTATACAGGTCGAAGATTAATGCCACTAAACGAAAAAGGCCGTAAAATCATGAAGTCCATGAAAAAACAATACGGAAAAAAACGTGGCGAAACAGTTTTTTACGCTTCTAAAAACAAAGGCGTAATAAAAGGTGTTGAGAAGAAGAAAAAAAGGAGCAAAAATGCAAAAACTTGATAAAATAAAAGAAGTTAAGGTTGCAGAGCAAAGTGTTGAAGTAGATCCTAGATCTAAAACAACTGCAGATGGAGCTTTTAACTTAATTGCTACAGGAAAACCTGAAATGCCAGTAGGTGGTCAGAAAAGAATGTTAGCAGAGAAAAAAAGAAACTCTAAAGCGTACTAATTATGTGGTTATCGGCGATTAAATTAGCCGTTTCTGCTGGAAGCAAGATTTACGCTAACAAGCAGAGAACGAAGATGGCAATGTCTGATGCACAATTAATGCATGCAGAAAAAATGGCCCGTGGTGAGGAGCAATACCAGGGTAAATTGCTAGAAGCACGTCAGTCAGATTGGAAAGACGAGGCAGTTTTAATAATTCTTAGTTTGCCCGTAGTGGTGCTCGCATGGGCAGTTATATCGGATGATCCAAGTGCGATGGACAAGGTAAAATTATTCTTCGAAATGTTTTCGCAGCTCCCTTCATGGTTTACCAATCTTTGGATCTTGGTTGTCGCTAGTATTTATGGTATAAAAGGAACACAAATTTTTAGAAATGGAGGAAAAAAATAATGGCTGTAGGATTTCTTAAAAAAGTAGCTCAAGGAATTTTTAAAAAAACGGATAAAAGTCCTTTCGTAAAAGATAAACAAGGAACTATTGTTGGAACTAAGATGATGCAAAAAGGTGTTTTAAAAGGCACACCTAAAGAACAGAAAGTCTTTGGTAAAACTATGAAAGCTAGATATAGATCCGTTAAGACAAATGAATCTCTTAAGAGAATAAAAAAATTTGAAGACGCTCAAAAAAAAATAGCAGAAGGTAAAAAAGCTATAAAAGAAAGAGAAAAGTTAGTAGATACTAAACAAGCTGTTAAACAAAAATTTTTTCAACACTCAAAACCTGTGTACAGTCCAAATTTTACTAAACAAAAAGAACTTAAGAAAAAAGGTGGTAGAGTTGGTTTTAAAAAAGGAAGTAAAAAACCTGTCGGTAAAACATCTTTTGGAATGTTATCAGTAAAAGCAGGAATAGATAAAAACCCTAATCCAACTTACGCAGATAAAATTGCAGGTGCTAAAATGAAAAATAAAAAGAAAAAGGTAATTTAATGGCTGGAAAAGGTTTATACGCAAACATACATGCTAAAAGAAAACGTGGTGGTAAGATGCGAAAGAAAGGTGCAAAGGGTGCACCAAAAGCATCTGACTTTAAAAGAGCAAAACAAACAGCAAAGGCTTAATTATGACTAAACTATGTCCTAGAGGTAAAGCAGCAGCTAAAAGAAAATTTAAGGTATATCCCAGTGCATACGCGAATGCATACGCTAGCAAAATATGTGCGGGTAAAATTAAAGATCCATCTGGTGTAAAGAGAAAAGATTTT